CGCACCGGGGATCCTAGGCATTTTTGGTTGCGCTTTCCTTTGTTCCAATTATGGGGCAGATTGTGACATTCTTTCAAGAGATTCCTCACATGTTAGAAGAGGTTATGAACATAGTGCTCATAACATTATCGCTCATCGCCATCTTGAAAGGTCTCTACAACTTTGCTACATGTGGGCTAGGAGGACTCATCATCTTTCTCCTCCTTGCGGGAAGATCCTGCAATGGGATGGACAGCTCTGGAGTTCTTTACAAGGGTGAATATAGGCTTCACAATGTGACACTGAACACAGCGAGCCTTAATAAAACCATGCCATTGTCTTGCTCAAAGAACAACACTCATCATTACATCTATTTGAGTAATGAGACTGGTTTGGAAATAACATTTACAAACAACAGCTTGCTGAATCACAAGCATTGTAATCTATCAGATGCGCACAAGAAGAACCTGTATGATCATAGTTTGATGACCATTATCACTCAGTTTCACTTGTCCATTCCCAACTTCAATCAATACGAGGCCATGTCTTGTGACTTCAATGGAGGCAACATAACTATACAGTACAATTTAAGTCACAGCAAAGTGGTAGATGCTGGCAACCACTGTGGGACTGTGGCAAATGGGATTTTGTATACGTTCTATCGAATGTTTTGGTCACGAGGGAATATCGCAGATGGCATAGATGTCCTCGATGAGAAAAAGAAATTGGTCCATTGCATGACGACATCATTTAAATACTTAATAATTCAAAATGTGTCATGGGAGGATCATTGCATAATGTCATCTCCAACACCCATCGGGCCTATTTCCGTTCTCAATTCACAAATAAGATCTATATATCTTTCTAGGAGACTCAGGAGTGTGTTCAGTTGGACTCTAACAGATGCGTCAGGTACAGAGAACCCTGGCGGGTATTGTTTGGAAAGATGGATGTTGTTTGCTTCAGAACTAAAATGTTTTGGTAACACTGCTGTTGCCAAATGTAATTTGAATCATGATTCTGAATTCTGTGACATGCTGAGACTATTTGATTACAACAAACAAGCAATAATAAAACTAAAGGCTGATTTGGAGACAACCCTTGAGACTTTCAGAAAGGCTGTTAATGCATTAATAAATGACCAATTAATTATGAGAAATCATCTTAGAGACCTATTGGGAATACCATATTGTAATTACACTAAATTTTGGTATCTTAACAGCACTAAGACAGGACGCCATTCTCTACCCAAATGCTGGTTGGTCAGCAATGGGAGTTATTTGAATGTAACTCATTTCAGCACTGAAATAGAACAAGAAGCAGACAACCTCATCACTGAGATGCTCCAGAGAGAATACATTGATAGGCAAGGAAAAACTCCACTAGGTCTGATGGACTTATTTATGTTCTCCACTTCATTTTATTTGATTTCTGTTTTCCTTCATTTGATCAAGATACCGACTCATCGTCACATCCAAGGCAAGTCATGCCCCAAAACACATAGGCTAAACTCCAAGGCCATTTGCAGATGTGGTGCTTACAATCAACCGGGTTTACCTATCAAATGGAAGAGATAACTCCACTGTGAGATGGCCCCCGTGACCCACCACCTTTCGGTGGTGGGTCACGGGGGCACTCTACTCTTTAGAGTGTCACCTTCCTGGACTGGGTCCTGAAGACCAGATCTGAAGGCAGTAAGGGGCTTACCTTTGTTGGCACTGTGCCCCCATTAGTTGCTGCTTCAAACATCAAGCAGTCCATCAGTGCACAGTGAGGAGTCACTTCAACCTTCCCTTTCTTTGTCTTCATCACAACAACACCCGTGTGTATTCTGCACAGATTTTTGTGTAGATCCCAAACTGCATCTTCAAACTGTCTTGACTGTTCCTTTGATAAGCTGACGTCTATAACTTTGATGTCGCCCTTGCCCTGAGACCTAAGCAGATCTTCTATGTCACTGGCCCCTTGGCATGTCAAAACCATGTTTTGGGGGAGGTTTTCAATCACTGCACTAGTTAAACCAGGCTGTGCTGAGAATAAATCTGTGAGATCAATCCCATGACTAAATTTTGAGTCTTGTTTGAATTGTTTTACGTCTGATGGTTCTCTGTAAAAGTGTATGCACTGGCCATTGGCTGGTTGATAAAGAGCAATCTCAACAGGATCATTAGCTCTTCCTTCAATGTCAATCCACGTTCTGGCATTGGGATCCAACCCAGCCATCAAGTCTTTCAATAGCAACAGTTGTGAGAAAGTCAATCCAGCAAGAGGCATTGATTGATTAGGTTTGTCACTGCTAGTCTTTCCCACCTTTGGTGGTTGGCTTGTCGACAAATCAATCACTGTGTTGTCCCAAGCTCTCCCAATAATTGAAGTTCTGGAGGATATGTAGGGCCAACCATTCCCTGATAGACAGATCTTGTAAAGAATGTTCTCATACGGGTTCCGATCACCTGGTGCCTCACTTATAAACATACCAAACTGCTTCTTTACTCTCAACACTCCCTGTAAGATGGATTCTATGTTCTGAGGTGTAACTCTTATGGTCTCCAGCATATTGCCACCATCAATCAAACAAGACGCTGCTTTAACTGCAGCACTCAGACTGAGGTTATAGCCAGAAATGTTGATGGAAGGTTGCTGCTCTTGTATGACACCAAGCACTGGGTGTGTCTGTATCAATTTATGGAGATCTGTCATGTTGGGGTATTTTGCAGTGTAGATGAGTCCCAAATCGGTTAGCGCATGGACAACATCAGATAGATCAGTTTGTCCTTGTTTTGTCATGCAGGCAAGTGTCAGACTAGGCATTGTCCCAAACTGATTGTTCAAAAGACTGGAATCTTTGATGTCCCACACCCTGACTATCCCACTGGGAGGTGTTCTATTGTTGTTGTTCATTCCGATCAAGTTTAGTAGCTTGGTTCTTTGCTCAAGCTGTTGGCCTGTCAAATTGCCCATGTATACCCCGGCACTTTGCGGTCTTTCTGTCCGTGTCACCTTAATTTTGAGTTTTTCTATATCAGCTGCCAGAGCCAACAATTCATCTGAAGAGAGTCTCCCCACTTTCAAAACGTTCTTCTGTTGTGTTGACTTCAGTTCAACCAGTCCATTTACAGTCTGATTCAAATCCCTAAGTCTTTTCAGGTCTGAATCGTCTCTCTTATCCTTCCTCATCATTCTCTGGACGTTCACAACCTCAGAAAAGTCCAAGCTGTGTAAGAGCATTTGGGCATCCTTCAGGACTTGAACCTTAACACTACTTGTGTATTGAGACAACTCTCTCCTTAGAGCCATTGTCCATTGGAAGGACTTGATCTCTTTGGAGTTTGCCATCTCGGTAGTCTATAAGAATCGCTGAGTGAAAACTGCGCCAATTAAGCCTAGGATCCACTGTGCG